GTTGATTTTCTTCTCCATAATTTTTTATTAATATACCATGATCTATTTGAATGTTTTCTACTTGCTCTTTAGTCAATTTTGTTTCCATTTTAATTTTTCTCCCTTCATTCAAAATTAAATAAATGTATTTCAAACGATAATATTCTTTTCTTTATCGTTCTATCTTCTTCTTTATCTGTTAAACAATTGCTAAACCATATTACATACGCATAATTTTCTTTTACTGCTCGTTTTTGATGTAAAAGCTTTTTTAAATCATCACAAATTGTTTCAATTTCTGTAGTATCTTCTTTCTTGTCATATACACTTATATCTAAAGAATATTGTGTTAAAACTTCATTTCCTAGCTCTTTAATATCTACAACAGCATAAGGAAATTGTGCTTCGTTAAATGATGTAAAGAAATAATTAGATACAACTGATTTTATTTCTTTATATAATTCTTCTCTAATAAAATTTCTAGGTGTTTTTATATTACTCATTTCCAATCTCCTCATTTTCATTTATTAATCCTAATGCTTTATTTTCGTCTTCAATGGATTTGATATAAGTACCTTGTATTCTTCGTATATCATCTATATTATTAAGAACTGCATTTTTTAACATATTTTCTTGTTGTACCTTTGTTGTTCCTAATTCTTGAAATCCTAAGTAAAATCCACCTGGCTTATATCCAACCTGTAAGCTTCCATCTTTTCTTGCCCAATATTGTGTGTTTTTTCTTCCTCTTCCTGTATTTCTTCTTATTACTTTTTTTGCTTCTCTTGTAACAAATTTTCCAACATCTTTATTTGCTGCATGAACTAGTTCTTTTAGCATATATTGAGTTCTATCTACCTGGCTAATGTATTCTACTCCATTTTTTGTTATTTTAATTGCACTAGGTACTGCCATACATATCCTCCTCGTTATTTACTTGACTACTACATGTTAATTCTATTTTTTCATCATCTTTTATATATGTTCTTGTAATTTTATATTGGATATCATGATATTTTAAATATGCTTCATTGTTATATTCAAATTTCCAAATAACAGCTGTAAAATTTGGCTTTAATCCAACTGCAGCTGCTTGATAACTTTGATTTTGTCCTATACTTTGTATTTCAGCATATCTTTTCACTTCTGTTATTCTGTTAATAACATCTCCTTTAGAATTAACTTCTGTAGTATTCTGCAATAAATAAATAATTTCATCCATTTATTCTTCTTCCTCCTGTGTTACTTGTTCTGTAGTATATTCAGTAGTGCTACTCATAAAGTTCTTATTTTCTTCAAATATAATTTTATTTTCATTTGCGATATTAGGCTCTGTGTATCTATAATTTGCTCTTATATATGCAACAATGGTTTGTTTAATATAATCATCATTTCCTTTTATTCTTGATGAATGAATGCCAGATAAAATTAATTTCTTAATTGCAGAATTTCCAAGTCCCTTTAATTCATCATCAAATTCATCTATTGTTAAACCTACACTCTTTCTTAAATTTACGATTGATATTATACTTATTATATCTGGATTCATTTAAATCACCTTTCTTATTTTTCTTGAAATTTTAATAATTCTTCAATTATTTCTTCTTTTTTAGCTTTAGTTAATTCGCATTTTAATTCTTCAGCCAAATCTTTTAATTGATTTACTGTCATATTTTCTAATTGTTCTTTTGTATATTTTTCTATATTTTCTTCTACATTTTCTGTTTTATCTGTTTGTTCGTTTTCTGTTTTTCCATTATCAGCTTCAGGTATTAAATTTTCTTGTTCATCTGAGTCTAAAATAATATCAACTACTCTTCCAAATTTTTTCATATTTAGTTCTTTCATTCTTTCAATAGTAACATCTAAAACAGTGTCCTTAACTATTATTTCTTTGCTATATTTATCTTTAAATGTTCTTTCTACTTCATATTTTATAATCATTTCAGTTTCCTCCAATATTAAAATTTGGGGAATATTCTTATCGAATTATTCCCCATTAAAATTAGCCTTCTTCAACTTCTGCAGCAGCTTTTTTAACTCTTACAAATCCGTTATGAGCAACTACATTTCCTCCAGCAAATACTGAACCTCTGTGAGCAATTTGTCCTTCTTTAAATTTATAATCTTCACTTTCTTTTACTTCAAGTGCAGAGAATAAAGCTACTTCATAGTTACTTAAAGAACCATAAGCCATACAATAATCTCCTACATTTGCTGTTTTCAATGAATTTGCAGCTGAATTTAATACAAATGGAACTTTATTTATCTTTCCAGTATTTCCATTTATCTCTATATCATAGTAGTCTTTACCATCGTTAGTTTTAACATTTGCAAATTCTTGTAAATCTTTTTTGCATAATATTAAACATGCATCAGCTACTACATCTTCATCTCCTGCATAAGCATATATAATTTTATTTAGTGTTTTATTATCTATTACTGAAATCTCTATATCTGTATTGCTATCAATTGCAAATTTATTTGGATTTGTAAATATTCCTTGTAGTCTTCCTTTTGTTCCATCTCCTACTAAAATATCTTTAGATAGTTTTTTCTTTGTTGCTATTGTCATACCTTTAACAATTTCATCATGATATGCTGCATCTGCTAATCGTTTTACTTCTTCTGGCTCTTCTGAATATGCTGTAATCTTTTGTTTATTTATTTCAGCATAATTGAATACAGTATCTGCTTGATGATAATTTCCATCGTTATCTGTTGCACCACCTTCACCATGTGAAACTACATATCCTCTTTCATAAGATTCTCCACCTTCAAGTGGTGTAACTGTTACTAAATCAATTAAAGTAGATACTTCATTAAAAGTTCCTTTTACTCCATTTGCTGTATATTTTGGAACAGCAATTTGACTACTTCCTACTGTAATTGCTCTTTTTTCTCTTAAGGCTTTTCCTCTTTTAGATTTTTCATCAATTGTTAATTCTTCTGAATCATCAGCATTTCTTTTTTCTTCTCCTGGTCTATTAACTATTCTTAATTCTCCAACTTTATTTCTTTTTGTTAATTCTTCAGCATTTTTTCTTTGTTCATCTTGTTCTGCTTCTTCTACTGCTGCTTCCTCTTCTTCATTTAAATTTTCTAGTTCTCCTTGTAATGCTTTAATTTCTTCATCAGTTAATTCAACTGTTCCTTCAATTTGAGCATTTAATTTAGCTCTGATTTCTTTTTTTCTTTGTAAAATTTTTCTTAATTTTTCGTTCATAATTTTTACCTAACCTTTCTTTTTAATATGTTTTTAATAATAATTTTTTACTTCTTTCTTTTTGCAATTGGGCTCTCTCCAGAGCTTTTTGTTCCTTTTCAGCCACCGCCAATCTTGAACTCCTTGCAGAGATTGAAGTTGTATCATAAGCGGGAATATCCACCGCACTGACATCGTATAATTTATCAATTTTTAGTACACGCCATGTATGTGTTTCTTGATTGTATGATTCTTCTTTTATTGTGAAGCAAAAACTCATTCTATCTATGTAACCACCTTTTATTTCTTCGTATAGTTTTCTTCCTTCATCTGTACCATCTAGTCTTGCTTCAATATTTAATCCATTACTATCTATATTTAATCTTAAAGTGTTATTTCTGGTCCTTGCTACTACTTTTCCAGAATGATTATAATTAAATATAACATCTGACATATCTGCTTCATTAAAAGCATTTCTGTCTATTACTTCTTTGTATTCTGTTTCTCCCCATTTAAATAATGTTGTTTCACTCTCAAAGGTCACAGCTTGACCTTCAACAATCATTTCTTGTACTTCTTGTCCATTTTCATCTTGTATTGTTTCTGCTCTAGTTTTTAAATTCATAACTGTCCTGTACATTCTGTCATCTCTTAGTTTTCTTAATTCTTCTTGATTTTTTTCTTTTTCATTCATTATTGTTTCCTCCTTAATTATTTTTTCCTAACTGATATTCATCAGCTATATCTGAATTAACATCATTTAACGATTGTAGTAATTTGTCTCCTCCTGGTACTGGAGCTCTATTCCACATTTCCCTTTGTTCGTTTATTGTGAATAAGTGTTTTAACTCTTTGCATATTGTAACTTTTGTACTGTTAGAAGCATTTGCTAATCTATTTGCTTCAAATACTACTTCATTTCCATAGTATCTTTCTGTTCTTGTAAATAATTTTGTAGTAAATTCCTGGCTCATTTGAATTGCAAAAGGTTCTATAGTTGTTTCAAAATATGCAATCCACTCATCATCAGAGAAATTACCTCTTACTATTTTTTCATTTGTATTAAAGTAATCATAAATTTCTTGTTTTGTGTAATCCATCTGAGCTTTGTTAGGTACATATGGTTCTGATTTTGTTTCGTGAAATTTATATCGTGGATCTGTATATGCAATTCCTTTATCATTATTGTTAATATCAAGATATCTTTCTGAGAAATCTTTTACTTGTTTGTCTCTATCATCTGGATTTAAAACTTGTGCAAATTCTAATATACCTCTTATAAATGCGGTATTTTTTATTGCATTTGGAATACCCTGCAATGTCATATTGGTTACTTCTAATTGCGGTGTTAAAGCTTTTACATTGCTTTCTCCCCAAAAGTCGTTTTCAGAAAAATGCTTTCTGATATGTATTACATCGGTATAACTTGCTATTTTTGTTTCTCCATTTCTGAATCTAAATTTAATATATAAATTAGATTTTTCATCTTCTAATAACTCAACTGC